ATCTTCCGACGCCTGGCGAAGAACTCGGTTTCCGTCTAGGTCCAAGATATGTGGGGCACCACCAAGAGAGTTCAGTGTCCAAGTATCCATTTGGAGCATATAAGCAACATCTGATGGGCAGTTGTGGTCTGGGAGAATTCGAATCTCCGCATTAGGCCCCTGGACAGACAATGCATTAAATCCAATATCGACATCTCTGGCCTTCGCAGTAGTGTACCTAACGCGAGATCCCAGAGACTTCTCTAGGTTGATGTAAGATTCAAAGTTCAGGAAGCATGTATCAGGACGGCCACCTGCTTTCGCCGCCTTACCAGCGGCAGCCAGAAGTGCTTCCTCGATAGGCTCGGCTGAGCCATCATACTCAATCCCAGCAAGTCTTTGCCTGTCTGTTGTCCTAACCACTCCGAAAAGGTCTGCCGGTGTTCCGGCTGGAAGCCACCCATCAAGTCCAGATAATGCCTTTGGAGACCCAGCTCCAGTCTCAGTACCAAATCTAATGATAAAGTCGCCATCAGCCGCTGTACTTGCATCAACAGTCAATGTCCCTAAATTGCGATCTACACCAAGGACATTTAGGGTTTTAAGGCCAGCGGACCCAGCGGTGTTTGTTGCGAAGAGAAGCTTCATGCCGACCTCGAAGCGAGTGATATCATCTACATTCGCCAGAGTTACTGTCGGTCCGACTGCTGATCCTACTGTCGCCATTACCCCGGTGCTAGAGCCAAACATCTGGATCGCAAGGTCACGGGAAAGGGCTTGGATTGCTCCATCAATCTGGAGCGTGAGGTACCGAATGAATGCATTAGCATTTCCTTCGGTTGCCTTAATAGCCTCTCCACTAATGGCTGCAACAGAGTAGTTCTTAACCCGTGTAACAACGAATTGCTCAAGGCTTGCTGAGGTTGTGCCACTCTGAGCATCAGAAAATGTAGCAGAAACGTTTTGTGGATTTCCGTAAATGAGAGGAACCGGCATATTTAAACCGCCGAACTTCTCATACTTTGGAATCAATGCGTAAAAAGGATTGCTCTTGTAAGTAAGATCTTTAATCCTGAAGTCTTTATAGTGCTGCTTAACAGCCTTTGAGGTATCACTAATCGATAGAGGTGTCGCCATTTCCTTCTCCTTGGTCGCGAATTGCTAGACGGAAGGAGGCACCGCGCCACCTACTCGCCAAAAAACTTATAGCTACGGGCAAGATGCTCTAAGTGTTCGTCTCTAGACATAGGTTTAGAGTGAACTTCACCATCCGTGGTTGGACCACCAGCCGCAACTGAGTTCGATAATGTTTTCGGCCTTGTATCTGGCTGCCGAGTAGCTTCGCTTTCCGCTTCGTTCCCAAAGGAATCTCTATACTTTTTGGCTATTTTCTTGCTGCCAAAATAACTGCGGGCTTCTTCCTCAAGGTGATCCTCGACTAGTTGCGCCGCCTGTTTATATTCCATCACTTGTGAAGTGGAGTTGTAATGCTCCTGCATCACCTCCGCTATTAACCCATGCGCTTCTCTCGAATGCACAAGTTCGAAGTCTTCACTATTAGTCTCAACGAAATTACGTATTTCGTCAACAAAATTATTGTACGCGGTTTCCTGGTTCGAAACAACCTCTTGTTCCTCACGTTTACTTAACTTCGATTCAAGCTGGTCAATTCGAGTTAGAAGCTTATCAATGCTGGAGTCTCGCTTGTAATCATCAGGCTTCTTGTTGCCGCTAAGGATGTCTTCCGACAATTTCTGGTAGTCTAGATCGAGCCGCGACAATAACTCTCTAGGATTCTCGGCAGCAATCTTCCGTAGTTCCTCAAGCTCTCTGGCTGCGTCATTAGGCTTCCCCTGTTGGGATCGAAGTTCCGTCAGTTCCTGCTGGAGTTTCTTGTACTCCTCTTGCTGGCCCCTAACTCCCTTTTCACGCTTAGCCAGTTGAGCAAATCTTCGGGTGAAATCCCGAGTCGTCTGCTCCGGCTCTTTTGCAGGGGTCTCCTCAACTGATTCAGGCTCTTTCTCAGGGCTCCCTTCAGACATCGCCTCCTCAGCCACCGCAATTGCGGTATCTGCCGCTGGTTCAATTCCCGGTTCAGGAACCGAAGTTGCCCCTTCTCTCTCTGCCATTAACCCATTCACATAATCAATTGTCTCTTGAATGTTGTCTTCAGCCATTTGCATCCTGTCTCCTTACTGTAAATCTTGAGGCGGAAGTGCCTCTGGTTCCGAAGGCATTGCTGCCTCAATCTCAGGGGGCAAAGCACCCCCTGCTTCAGGAGGTAATTCCCCTCCTGCTTCGGGTGGTAAAGCAGGCCCAACCCCTTCGGGGGTCATCTGGGGCTGGGCTGCCTGCGCCATGGAAGCCATGAGCGCCATACAGTCATCGATATAACGGCGTAAAAGAGCCATACGTTCATCAGGCGCATTGTTTATCTTTGCGCGGAGATAGGCCTGTTGCACCCGCTTCACCGATAAAGCCAAATTGCTATACGGTTCCGGCTGAACGTATTTACCTTTGTCCACCATGTTCTCGATGAGCATATCAATTTCATCTTGATCTGCCGTCATGTATTGAGTGACCGATTCGATGTCTGGATAGTCGAGGAGCTTCAAAATAGTGCCGGGATCTTGGATAATCCCACTCTGCGCAAGCTCAATGACCTTCTGAAGCTTACCAGCAGGAGTCTGAGGTAATAACGACACCGGCCAGATCTTCATAACGTATTGATCTTCGCGGAGATTGATATCTTTCCATTTAATCTGCTCGATATACTTATCCCCACTGCTCACAACCTCATAATTATCGCCGCGCTCAGAAATCCTCCGAGCCAAGTCAATCATCTGTCTAGCGGCCTCCAAAAACATGTTCTCGTAGTTTTGAGCCACGATCATGAATCGCTCTGTCTCAATATCGGAAAATTCTCGAAGAGCTACCGCAGATTCAAGCCCAGCAGGCTTTTTCGACATCGCAGCAAGCTCACTTACCCCCGATATTTGATAAGCACGGTTAAAAAGTCGGTCTAAGTGAGAAAAAACCTCTCCAGATACTGTTTTCGGGACGTAGAAGACTGGAGGCTCTCCAATATAATCAACGATGCCCCATTCTTCGTTGTTAATCTGGTGATCGGCTATTTGTGAACCAGTCTGAAGAAAAACCTTCGGCTTCGCAAGATGCATCTGCTGCTGAATGTTCTGAAGAAGCGTGTTGATCTCCAGCTGAATTCCCATAAGCTGTTCAGCGAGTCCCTGACCCCAGAATCCGAGCAGACGATCAGACCAACGCAGAAAAACGAAAGGAAAATAATTGTGCTCATACTTCTCATCCAAGAGCGTTAGATTTTCCAAGCAGATTACGTGGCGACCATCCGGGGCACCCTCAATACTAGGAAGGTGCCAAGCCTCGACTACCTGAACCATCTCGTTAACATTAGAACCCGAATTGTATTCATCAGTCTCAAAGGTAGACGCCTCTTTGATCTGCTCTGCATACTCTGGATAAGTGTATGTCAGAACGTCACGAGGCACCGCCTTGACCTGGAAAATACTTCGCGGGTTCTTATACTTGGCTTCCTCGATCGACACCATAATCTCTTCGGGGAAAACTCGCTCACATAAAATATCCGAGTTATGGTCGTACACTTTCAGAACGCCAGTCCCAAAAACACACGAGTCCATGAAGACCTCTGGAGCGACTTCGTAGAGCTTGGTCCGGTAGAATTGCCCATCACAGAACTTCTCTAGGAGCTTACCCTTCCTCTGCTGAGAAAAGTCACCACCGGAAGTGAGGAAAGCACACCGGGGACGATTCTTCGCAATCTTCGCCTGGACCGTATCGCACATAGACTTAATAACGTTAAACGTGACCGGCCTATGAGAGCCAGACCCTTGAGGTCTCGACACACCAACCAAATTCAGCGACGGAATGTTCTCGTCGTTATAAGACCTATAGTGCTGGAGGTTAAGGCTTGTGATGTAACTGTAATCGCGTTGCATCGCATTCAGGATGTCGAAAACAAAGTTATGCGAATCCTTGTCTTTCGCCTGCCACCAAAAAATTCGTTCTTTCATTTTTATTGCCCCTAATGGTAATTCGTTTCAGCTAAGACACTTGCTGTTTTACACGCCTCTGGCTGACTATCACCAGCTAAGCCTTTTTCGATCTGCCCAATATATTTCTGCTCTATCATTTCCCAATACTCTGGAGTTCCATACTTCGGGCTTACGGTTGGAGCCTTGTAGGTGAAATGGCGACATTCCCGCCAAGCATACAGGGCTGCATCTGAAAGGTGGTTCTCGAATCTGCCATCTTCCTTCAGCCTGCTTTCGTCCCACTGCAAAACATCCCATTCCTCAAGGACAGGACAATTTGCCGGGACCATTACTCGGTTGGAGAAGAGATCATCATTCATCAGCTCGATAAACGTTGCCTTCTTACTTTTCTCAGCAGCCTGGACAGGGACGCCAAAACGCTGCCTTATCTCTTCAACAATAGACCGGCCCAACCCACCAGTATCTGCCACGATCGAAACAAAGTTGAAGTGCTCATTCAGCTCAACAATCTTATGAGCGATC